CAATGAAAGCATTCAACGTGGGATCAGAAATATCTGTATCATCGATATCGACAACATTGCGAACATAGTTGCGCATTTCAGATAGTTGCATTACAATCCTTCCGTTTTGGCGCCTCCATGAAACACGCAGAGTCCAGTACCCGCCACAGGGCGGGCCTTACACGAACTACCAGCCTTGGTAGTCGCTGAGCAAACCTCAATAATTGTTTCCCGTTTCGGCCCCATCGGATTGACTTTCTGAATGTTCCGACCCGCCGTAGAATGCGGAGCAGGAGTCAAAGCCCGAAAGTTGTTGGCTGGTTCCCCAGCAGGACGAGAAGAAGAACTATGAGAGATTGCGAAACTGCGAGCCATGAATATTCTCCAATTAGTTGAGGGGCAGCAGCCCAAAGGCTGCCACCCCCAACAACCCTAAGGTTAACTAGCGATACCAGTTATTTTGCCTTGACGAGCGCGGTTGCTGATCGTCATGTTGCCGTAACAAAGAATCTGTGAATACACAGCGTCTTTGTTGGTAGGCCGTACAAATGGTGTTGCCTTGAACCAAACATCAGAGTGGCCTACGAGACGCAGGTACTTGGTGTTCAGGAAAAGCATTTCGCCCGCTGTACATTGGTCATCAAACGTGATCGGAGCGCCCTTGAACAATAAGTTCTGGAACCCAGCATCCGCTACATCGGTATCGGTGTAACGGATTTGATCAGTCAACAAGTTCTCATACGCTTCGTATGCGGCTTGAGTCGTGATGATAATGGACGGTTGATCGTTGCCGACCGACACGTTGTTGTACATGGTTGCCATGTGTGCAGTAGTTAGCGCACCAGCAGCAACCGCACTAATATCAGTTTCTGAGGAAGCCCAGAAAGCGTTATCAGCGGGAGATGCCGCAGCCGGATCAATACCGCCAACAGCACCAGTTGAGTCAACAAGGTCGCCCAAGCCGAGCCAATCAGTAGCGTGAGCGCCATTGGTACCCCACAACATGGTGTTCATGCCTTCAATAATCGACTCTTGCGCTTGGAAGATTTTACCTTCAAGCAAGTCGATGATTTGTGCTTCACCGTTGTTTTTTGCTTCTTCGATACCAGTAATGGTTACCGAAGCAGCGTATTGTTTCCAATCGTACTCAGCAGCACTAATACCCGTTTGGGCAGTAGTAGGAATAGTTCCATCACCAGTGTAGGAACCAACGGTATCGTTAGTTCCATGAATGATTGGAACAACAATCTTTGCGCCACCCGAAATACGTCGAATAGACTGACCGTTCGTCAAGGCATAAAACAGAGGCCGAGCCGAAAAAACGTTGTCAGTCAGTTTAGGAACGTAGTTATTAAGGGTGGTGGAAAGAATTTCATCAAAATTGCTATTTGCTGTAGTCATATTCTTTTCACCTCCGTGAAATAATTAATCAAACCAAGTTTTTCTTGGCCTGAATGAAAGCCTCTCGAACAGTTTGTGGACCCTTATCACCAGATGCTTTAGACGACACCGCTCCGGCGGCTTTAGAACCCGAAGATTCAACCACCCCAGCGTCTCGTTTAGCACCAGTGCGTTCCGCTTCCTTCTCCAACTTTGCTGCACGTTCAGAAACATCACCGAAACGCATATGTGTTAATGCTGCTTCTAGGTTCCCGATTTTATGGCGCAACGCGTGTTGGAAAAGATCATCAGAACTAAAGTCCCCGTACTGATCTTTAAGACCTTCAACTTGTTGTTCAACTGCTTGTCTGCGGGATAAACGATCCTGCTGCTCGAGACGCGCCTCTAAATGAGCCACCCTCAGAGAAGTACCATCCTCTTTCGCAGGTTGTTCCTCGCTCCAATCATCGTCCCACGAATCCGTGGCACGTTGAGGAGTGGGAGCCTGCGGCGGAGGGGGACTAACCCCAAAAGCCTCACCCAAAGCGTTTAATGTCCCCGCAGGATCTGACTCCAACGAAGACACAATTGCCTCTGCTTGCTGTAACCGTTTCCGCTCGCCTGCCAACTCTTGCGTTTTACGAGTGTAATCCGCTTGTCGTTGGTAGCCGTCTTGAAGTTCACTAAGACTGACCTGCGTTTCGTCGCCATCCACCGTCACGGTGTACGACTCGCCAGCAGGTTCCCCAGAACCCTCAATCAACGCTTCCGAAGTATCCACCTCAGTGGGTTCCGTCAACTCGTTATCCATTTCATTACCTTCCTAGAGTCCCAAACGGGTTGCTCTATATAAAGGGACAAACTGTCCCAATGCTACAAGTTAGACAAATCCAAACCCATTTGGCCTTGCATTTGCGCTAACAACTCAGGAGGCACCCCGCCGGAAGCGCCAAAAGCGTCTCCGCCCGGCGGCCCGCCCATCGGCATACCCGGAGGCGGCCCCATACCCGGAGGTGGCCCCATAGATGGGTCACCCCCTTCAGCAGCAGGATCACCCTCAGGCATCATTGGTTGCTGCTGCATCAAAAACTTTTCAGGATTCTTAACCCCAAAGCCCTGCTGCAATACGTGTTTAGCCAGAGCCGCAGGATCAATAATGGTACCCACCAAGGGGGCCAAAGCGTTCAACAAAGAAACAGCCTGCTGCTTACGCATCGTATCGTTAATCGGCTGAGTGGATCCAGCCTCAACACTAAACGTGTACTCGCCTATAATGTCTTCCCGGCCATAAGGCACAAACAGATTGTCGCCACTATTAGCAGCAACGTGAGCCATTTGTTCACCAGTCATAAACTGTTGCATCACCTGAATGACGCGACGAGCAATAACCCCGATTGACAACTCGACAATAGCGAGTTTGTCAGACGCGCGAGCATTACCAGCATCAGCGACAATAGCCGCTTCAGTAGCGGTACGCCGTATCTCTGGCATTTGGCCACGCGCATACTCCGACACCCCAGACACAGTGTTAATATCGTTCTCAATAATCGAAGAAGTATTATAAACTTCAGGCGATAACGGGATCTGAGGCAACGGAATAATCACTTCCGACAACGGTTTGTTCTCGTCAACAACGGGAACAAAGCGGCCATCTTCCTCAGATTCCAAGGCTTCGCGGCCCTCAGGCCCAAACGAACGCTCATGGTACAAGTATTTACGCCCATACCGTTTACGAGCATTCACCAACTGAGAACGAGTCTTATCAAGTTCCTCCTGTAAAGACTCGAGAGCCTCCAAGTCACCCATCGGATAAAAATAATCCGGCACATCATAGTTGCGGATCATCACGAACGGTTGACCATACGCATACGGCATCGGAGTCGGATCGACAAGAAACTCGTCGCCCGAATCCGCCAAAATAGACATAGTGTTATTAACAATGTCGTAGTATTCCCATACAACAACCCGTTCAGCGTCCGACACGAAACGGTCGTCCTTTGTCGGGTTTTGGCGAGCCTCCGAAATAGAAGCATCAGCGGTTAAACGGCGACGCACAGAGGGCTTATATCGTTTATCGCCCTGCGCCTCATCGAGAGTACGGACGACACGCTGCGCCACCCACTTTGCGGCTTCTAGAGTCGTTGCCTCAGGATCTACAAACACATCAAACGGGGAGATACGCTCCACAAATGGCTGATCCTCAACAACAACAGACTGCGAAGACGGTAAGTTTGCTGCAATCTCTTCATCGGTAGGCACCTCAGCCGCAAGATCAGGGTTCTCCACCGCAAACCTGTCGGCCTCATTAATCTGTTCCCCCAACAATTCGTCGCGTTCAGTATCGCTAATGGAACGCTCCTGCTCGGTAAACTTCCAACCAACTTTAATCCACCCGTGGCCAAAGATAAGGAAATCTTTAACAGCGTTACGGAACGGAGTGCGGAAATCATGATGCTTCCACAAATGGTTCACGACCGCTTCAACGAAAATAGCGCGATCTTCATCCTCGGGCTTAGTCGGAGTAATAACAATCTTAGGGTGGTTAACCGATACAGACGGAGCAATAACGTTGATAGTCGAAAACGCCAAGTTGACGGCGATCAAATCCTCATTCGAGGTTGTTTTTGGCCAATGTTTACCGCGGTACAAATCGATCATACGACGCCACAAATCGTCGTACCCGTTATCTTCACGCCAACGCGCAGAAGCCTCTAACCGTTCACGAGCCAACTCATACTTCTCGACGCGTGTTTTACGAGCCATGACCTAACTCCATTGTTTCTGCACAGGTTCGATGTTGCGACCCTGTGCTTTAGCCTCGGCAACAATCTTGTCGCTGCGCTCCCTTTTTGTCAATCCACGTTCATCGCTAGGCCGCAAAGCATTAGCGACCTCACCGTTATGAACTTTGACCGACCGTATTTTTTGACGAAACTCCCACCGTTCAACCAACTCGTCGTGAGTTAGCATGCCACGCAAAGAAAGAGTTTCTTTACAAAACTCTTCAAACGTAGCATCAGGCGGTAAAACCGCCACAACTACGCAGACTGCTTGGAAGCAGGTTCTACTTTGCCGCCCAGACCATGCTGGTTTTTTGGAGTCATGCGAGGGGAAACACCTGCACCAAACTCGCTATCGCCACCAGTTTTGGTGCCACCAGAGGTACGTTCTTTTGAACGTTGTGAACCGCCGGGGGCAACCTTGTTGGCAACAACGCTCGCACCGCGAACCATTTTGTTGTTAGAACCTTTAGCGCCATCCATCGACACAGTGCCGTTGGTTTGCGAAACAAATTTAGCCATGAAATATCCTCCTAAAGATATATCTTCATAAAGAAGGGACAAAGTGTCCCAACTACACCGACCCGCGAATCGTAGAAGCCCCAATACGGGTATCAGGATGGTCCGTGTCGCCCGTAATCATCCGGGCAAACCAATCAACAGTCCAATAATCGTCAACCTTGGGTGCATACTCTGGCATAAACGCGTACTGGCGCATCTGATTAGATAAAGCCAAAGCCATCACCCTGTCATCGTGCGGTGAACCAGACATGGTTCCCCGCTCGTTACGCACATAAGACCGCAACTCAGCGACCGTATACCGATCCAGCAACTGCAACTCGTTGTTACGGATAGCCATACCCAAATCATCAATCAACAAAGGTTTAGATGTACGAGTGGTTTTCCACCCAAACTCCTGCGACACTTTGCTCGTAACCTGATTCAACGAACGTTTCCTAAACATGTTAGGGTAACCTAACTGGCGCAACTGGACAATAGTAGTCAACCCGTGGTTGTTCGACTCGACGCAACACAACGCATTATTGTACCACACGCCAAGATTGTGTACCTCGTTAGCCAACTCGTCGGGTGGGATATGGCCATGCCATACAGCGCACTGTACCCCTGTTTTAACATCCAACACCTGTATGCACGAATAATCGCCGTGAGCCAAACCCTCAGCCGTATCGACACCCATCACATACGCATGATGCGACTCAGGTTCACGCCACATAGTCAAAGTCATGTCCGAAACTCCACCACTCGTGGAGTAACGGAATGCAACCAGCCTTCGATACCCGGACGACAGAATTGCTCCATCTTCTCCAAAATGTCTAAATCAAAGACAGGGTTACCTGACTTGATAAACGCCTCTTCGGGAGTAGTCGGATATTCTTGAGCCAACTGCCAAGGAAGCATCGAATCGACCTTCTCCTGATACCAGCCCTCCGCACGATCCTCAGTCGCAGACCAAGGGAAAAACATTGGAGAGAACTTGTTGGTACCAGTAGAAGCACCAACCCACAACTGGTGGTAAAAGTTACCAGAACCATTCGCAGTACTAAGACCAATAATACGGCCACCAACATCGGCAACAGGCTCAATAGAAGCCCACGCCTCCTCAGCGTTAGGCAAGAAAGCCCACTCATCGACCACGATCAAAGAGGCAGACTCACCACGAGCAGGATCCGAAGCAGATGGCATCGACACGATTTGCGATCCGTTGTCGAAACCCATCCGCTGCTGATGTTCCATCAGCGACTTCGGCCCTCTTGCTAACATCCAGTCGGGTAAATGTTTAAACCCGTACTTAGTTTTCTTTAACAGCAGGACTGATTCGCGTTCAGTACGAGACAGATCAATAATGTTTTGATCAGGATGAAAAAACGCTAACCAAAACTGGTGTGCCGCGACGAGTGTCGACCACCCTATTTGGCGGGCCTTTAATGTTAGGGAGTACCGATTTTCGGCCCATTCTTTCAGGGCGTGTTCTTGTGCAGCGCGCAGGTCGAATAATATTCGTCCGTGCGCTGGATGCGCTATACTCCAATACCTGCGTAGGAAGTAGGCTTCGTCTTCGCTGCATCTACGCCATTCGGCTTCGCGGCGCAACTCCGCTACACGACTCATAGGCGCTGTAAAACCCTACCCGCGTTGTGGGGAGAACTTGTTGAGGTACTGGCTAAGCCAGTCGCGCATCCCCTGCTCAGCGGTTTGTCCCCGCCAAGTATCACCCGTTCCGGGTTGAGGATTGAAATCCGGCCACGGATTCTGATCATCAAACGGAACACCCACGCCGGAAGGACGCATGCCCGAACCAGTAACCCCATATCCGGGTTGCCGAAGAGGCTGGTCAGTCCCTATGTAGCCTCGCTGTGTGTCTTCGGCAGTCCAACCCCTCCATCTATCTCCAGTGCCGGGTTGAGGGTGGAACTCCGGCCAGTAGTTCCCATCAGCGTAAGGCAGCCATTGGCCTCCGGGTTGCCACGGCACATCCTGTTGGAAAGGGCCGGGGTAACGCGACTGAGAAGAAGCACCAAACGCTCCCTGCAAATGATCACTCATGGCGCTTCCAGCGTTTCTGGCAAGACCGCCTATAGCCGAACCAGCATCTCGAGCAAAATCACCCACAGTCGAAGCAGCATTCCCGGCGGCCCGAACAGCGCCACGCCCAGCACCATATGCGGCCCCAATGGCACTGCGGCCAGCGCCCATCAAGCCGTTAAGCGCATCACCACCAATCATGCCCAAAGGATTCCGAACACCCGAAGCAGCCTGACGACTCATCGCCTGAAGATACGCCAACTCTGTTGCTTTCATTTGGTCAGCAAACTGTTGAGCGAAATAATCGTTGATCTCAGGCCCATACGACTCCCGTTGCTCCCTCTGATCCTCCCCAAACCCACCCGTATAAGGGGTCTCGTCGAAATTAGGATCCCCATTAGCCAGCGCCGCCAATTCCTCATAGAAACGAGCCTGAGCAGGACGTTGACCCGCCGCAACCCTCAAAGCGGAATCCCGAACACGAGCATCCGACTGAGGATCCCGCCCCCGAGCAGCGCCAGCAGCACGAGCAGCCTCAGGAGAAAAAGACGGTACCGCAGGAGCCTCCCGATACTTCAGATCTGGTTTCTTCTTTGGATCCGGCTGAGGATACAACCCCGTATTCACATTCCCATAACGACCAGCCATTACAAACTCCCCTTAATCATTAACAACACGTAAATGAGCAACCTCAGCCTCCAAAGCCTCAGCCAACTCCCCATTAGACATACCCTCAACAGCAGTCTCATCAACCACCACCTTACGAGTAGGCGTAAACTTATCAATAAACTGCAAATACAACGAAGCAGCCTGAGTGTTCCCACTCACAGCCTGAGCATGCAAAGCGTCAACAACGCTTTGAGTGCGCTCAGGAGAAATATTCAACTCAGCAGCACGACGATCCCACTCCTTAATAAAACGAGCATCACGCTTAATACGGCGAATCGAATCCCCATGCAACCCATTCAAAACAGCCCACTCCTTCTGAAGTTTCGGCTCACGATCAGGCCCACACAACAACCAATCCAACAAAGACACCCAAGAATCAGGCATCACCTTAGACCCAGAATCCTCATCCCACGCCCAACCCTTACCGCCACCATTCTGAGGCAAAACCAAACTCCCATGTCGTCCTATAAGACAGTACCAACTGTCCCACCCACCCCCAATGTTACAAACACGTTACAATAAGGTTACAAACACGCAACAATCAAAGAAAACCGCGGGACACTCTAGGCTATAAGGGGGAGGGGCTAAGGGGCTGTCTCT